TCTCGAAGAGTGAGTGTAGATACATCAGAACGTATCAAACATTTGTTAACTAACGCTAATTTTCAATTTGAGGAGGGCGATATTTGCGACCCTCTATACATTACGGAATTGCTAACTAAATACCGCGTAGAGGAATTTTATAACCTCGCCGCCCAATCCCACGTCCATACGTCCTTCTCACAGCCAGTAGTAACGACGGAGATCGATTATCTAGGGCCATTGAACATACTGAACTGTATTAAGTCCTTGTCGCCGCAGACGCGATTCTATCAAGCCTCAACGAGTGAGATGTTTGGCGACGAATACGATGTGTATGAAGGAATAGAAATAACTATAGGCGATGAAAATATTAACTGCCCGATAAAATATCAAGATGAGCGAACTCCGTTTTCCCCGCAAAGCCCATATGCTATTGCCAAATTAGCGGCGCATCATGCGTGTAGATTATACCGCGAATCTTATGGATTGTTTATTTGCTCCGGAATTTTGTTTAATCACGAAAGTCCGCGACGGGGTGAGAAATTTGTAACACGAAAAATTACGAAGTGGATTGGCGAATTCATCCGATGGATGAAAGAACAGGAAGAAAATGAGGTAGGTTTTGATTTAGACTTTGAAGTTACCCCTGATATGATTTCTGTGGTTAGAACTAATCCTAATCACGAAGAGTACGGGCATAATGACAGTTGGGCTTTTGGGGCTAAATTTCCCAAACTCCGTTTGGGCAACCTCGATGCTCACCGCGATTGGGGTCACGCAAAAGATTATGTCCGCGCCATGTGGATGATGATGCAAAATGATAAGCCAGATGACTATGTGGTAGCAACAGGTGAATCACATACTATCCGCGAATTTCTGGATGAAGCCTTTTTCGCTATGAATTATGAGGGCGATTGGGAAGATTTGGTGGTAATCGATCCTAAATTCTATCGTCCTGCGGAAGTGGACTACTTGAATGGTGTTTATGATAAAATTGAAACTACTCTAGGTTGGGAACCGGAATACGCATTCGAGGATCTTGTGGCGGAAATGGTGGAGGAAGACCTATGACAATTACTGGTTATTTAACTTTAGCTTTTATCTTTCTTATGTTTATGGCTTTTTGTATAGGTGTAAGCCGGATTTATAATTCGCAAGCCGCTTGTATAAAAAAACTAAATGATGATAATACAAAACTACTAAGCCAAAAGAAGTCAAGCGAAACTCGCCTTGGGCAAATTGGTGAACACTTCGCCCCATTGTTGGATGTGTTCCCTTATGACCCGAAGGATGCCCGATTCTTAGGGTCTCCTATTGATTTTGTGGTATTTGATTTCGAAGGAGATCAGATAGTACTGGTGGAATTTAAAACGGGTAATTCGAGAGAATCAAAAAGACAGAGACAAGTCAGAGATATGGTAGCTAACGGAAACGTTAAGTATGAAGTTATAAGGGTTAGGGGCGGGGATGAGGCGTAATTATGATGATCCAGTATATAAAGAAGTCCGCAAGCGGGTCTTGAAGAGGGATAAGCATAAATGCCAAATGCCCAATTGTAAAAAAAGAAGAAGATTAAATGTCCATCATATTGAGAGATGGGCCGATGCGGCAAGTTTGAGGTATGAAACATTCAATATGATAACTTTATGTAGAACCTGTCATGATTCAATAAAAGACAAAGAGTCTCATTACGCTCCATTATTTATGGACATAGTAAGAAAAAATGAAAATAATAAGAGACACTAGGGAACAACAAGGGTTCGAATTTTTTGCTCAGGCAGAAATACTAGAACAAGCACTAGATGCAGGCGACTATACAATCGAGGGATTGGAAGATTTCATCCGTATAGAACGTAAAGCTTCAACAGGGGAACTATACCACAACCTAGCTAAGAAAACTATGAAGGAGAGGTTCCATCGGGAAATGGAGAAATTGGATACGATTCAGAATGCTTACATTGTATGTGAATTTCCGGAATCCTTCCTTTATACTTTTCCTGAAAATTCCGGAATTCCTAAGAGTAAAAGAAAGTACATGAAAATAGGTTCCAAGTATTTCCGTAAGCTAATTTATGATATAGAAGAGAACTATGATGTAAAAATTATATACTGTGACAACAAAGACCATGCAGAACAAGTAACCTTTGACTTATTACAGGAAGCATGGAATGAATTCTGAGATATATCTACATAGCGACGAAGCGGATTCAGAGGATAACGGCATTAACTTTAAAGTTGCCGCCAAATTTCTAAAAAGACTACACGAGGCAGAACAAAAATCTACAGATAAGATAATTGCCCACACCAGTACAATAGGCGGTGAATGGGCGGATGGCATGTCTATATTCGACAATATATCATATTCTTCTTTACCAGTTTACATGATTGGTCATGGATGCTTATGTAGTATGGGAACCATTATACTCCAAGCCGCCAGCAAAAGATACTTAATGCCAAATTGTGATATTATGGTGCATTTTGGCGATCTAACACTCAGCGGTCATCAGGTCTCTGTTGAGTCTGGTACAAAATACTACATAAAAGTAAAAAACCAGATGATTGATATTTATACGGATAAATGTATAAAGGGTAGCTTTTTTAAAGATAGATCATATAGTAGAGCAAGAACTAAAGCTTATATCAAAAGAAAACTAGAATCTAGTGTCGATTGGTATATGTCCGCGCAAGAAGCCGTGGATTTTGGTTTCGCAGATAAAGTTTTAACTAGAACAGAATATCTAAATGTCAGAGAGATTAAGAAAAGAAATAATCGAGGAACTAAATGATGCGTGGTTAGACATTGATGTTCACAAAAGTGATTTAATTGCGCCACTAGACATACTAGACACTGAAGATCCTCAAGAATTCTATAAAAAATTAACTTGGTTATTAACCCAGCCGGATTATTTTGCGTTCTTATGTAAGCACATATTTAAAGTAGACCTACTTCCTTTTCAAGGGTTGATCCTACAGGAATTGTGGGAACGAAAATTCCCCATGCTTATCGGTAGTCGAGGCATGGGGAAAACCTTTTTAATGAGCTTGTATTGTATGCTTCGCGCATTATTAATGCCGGGGCGCAAAATTGTAGTTGTTGGTGCCGCTTTCCGTCAATCTAAATACCTACATGACTATATGGAAACTATATGGAAAAGCTCTGGGATATTAAGAGATTTATGCGATAGCGGTAGCGGTCCACGAAGAGATGTGGACATGTGCCGAATGCTGGTAGGTAGTAGTCAAATTGTAGCATTGCCAATTGGCGATGGTAGTAAGATTCGAGGTCAGAGAGCAAATGATATCATTAGCGATGAATTTGCATCTATGTCCAGAGAAATCTTTGAAAATGTCATCGCAGGTTTCGCAGCCGTTTCAGCTTCGCCTGCCGAAAGCGTAAAAATAGAAGCAGCGAAACGAAAAGCGAAACAATTAGGAATTGATCCATCTCTTTTGACAGAACATATTCAGGAAGATGGTGTAGGTAACCAGATTGTATTAGCAGGAACAGCATATTACGATTTTAACCATTTTGCGACATATTGGAAAAGATGGAAGTCCATTATTAAAAGCAAGGGCGATCCACATAAATTAAAAGACATATTTGGTGAAGAAGATATACCAGATTCTTTTAATTGGAGAGATTACTCAATTATTAGAATGCCGGTTGATCTGATTCCCAAAGGTTTTATGGACGACGCTCAGGTGGCGAGGTCAAAAGCCACAATCCACAACGGTATTTACTTGATGGAGTTTGGGGCGTGTTTCTGTACAGATTCGTCAGGATTCTTCAAAAGAAGTCTAATCGAATCATGTGTCGGTAATGACACTAAGCCTATCAATATCGCCTCTGGCGGTCAAGTCTACTTTGATCCACTTTTAAAAGGAAATCCCACAGGACAATATATCATTGGTGTGGACCCTGCATCAGAAGTTGATAATTTTTCTATTATTGTTTTAGAAGTACATAATGACCATAGGCGAGTTGTACATTGTTGGACTACTAACAGACAACAACATAAAGACCGTGTAAAAAAGGGTCTCACCAGAGAAGCGGACTTCTATTCCTTCTGTGCTCGTAAGATACGCGACCTGATGGGCGCTTTCCCGACGATACATATTGCTATGGACGCTCAAGGCGGCGGTATAGCGGTAGCTGAGTCCCTTCACGACCCTAAGAATCTAGCCAAGGGTGAATTATCAATTTGGCCCGTTATTGATGAGAAAAAACAAAAAGATACAGATGATGAGTCCGGACTACATATTCTAGAATTGTGTCAGTTCGCTAAGTATGACTGGTTGGCAGAAGGCAATCACGGACTACGAAAAGATTTTGAAGATAAAGTGCTTCTACTACCAAGATTTGATCCTATTACAATTGGACTGTCAATTGAGCAGGACAAGATGGCGAATAGAACATATGACACTTTAGAAGATTGTGTCATGGAAATTGAGGAACTAAAGAATGAATTATGTATGATAGAAATTAGACAGACATCAACAGGCAGGGAACACTGGGATACTCCAGAAGTTAAGATTGGCACTGGTCGTAAAGAAAGGGTACGAAAAGACCGTTATTCCTCACTATTAATGGCAAACATGGCGGCTAGACAGACTAGAGCAAGGAGAATTCAGGACGACTATGAGATCGTTGGTGGATTTGCCGAAGTTTCACAAGGCAAAAAGAAACCACAAGCAGATTTTATTGGTCCAGCTTGGATAACCTCACAATTAAACAATCTTTATTGATTTTGGTGTACTATAATATGAATGGGAACACATTACAATTAAATTAAGGCCATTATTATGTCTGACGAAAAAAAGCTCTATATTGACTTGAATGATAAAGACGCGCTAGAGCAAGCAAGCGGAAATGTTGATAGTTATGACGGAGTTATGAACGCAAGCGCCAGTCATGGAAGGTCTTATCTGGATATTGAAGACGGTATCTCAGTTAGGACATCTTATCGCAAAGGCGACTACTACAGATTTAGATCTGGTGAAGAACCGCCGACGCTTGAAAAAGAAATTATTGAGAGGTGTATGAACGCCTATGAAAAAGTCGGCATTATCAAAAATGTTATTGATTTGATGGGCGATTTTGGTTCACAAGGTATCAGCCTTGTCCACACGGATAAAAATGCACAAAAGTTTTATCGTCGCTGGTGGGAAGAGGTATGTGGGTCCGAGAGATCAGAAAGATTTCTTAATACTTTATTCAGATGTGGTAATGTCGTTATTAAAAGACGATATGCCAAATTAAACAAATCCACACAAAAGAAAATGACCCGTGGTGAAGACGATGTGATTATTACTAAAGAAAACATCTCACGACGACGCATTCCATTTGTTTATGATTTTCTTAACCCAATAAACATTGATGTTGTTGGTGGTAGGTCCGCACTTTTTGTGGGTAATAAAAAATACCGCATGAAGTTATCATCACATATTAAAAAATCCTATGAAGCAAAAGAAATCCCAATTAATGAGCTAAGTAGTGAAATTCAAAAAGCTTTTAACAACGGCGATACTCATATTGACCTAAACTCTGATGACTTAATGGTTTATCACTATAAGAAGGATGACTGGCAATTGTGGGCGCATCCCATGATTAACTCAATCCTTGATGATATTACTATGTTGGAAAAGATGAAACTAGCGGATATGTCCGCACTTGATGGGGCTATCTCTAATATCCGCTTATGGAAGTTGGGTGATTTTGAGAATAAAGTTCTACCAACTAGAGCCGCTATTGATAAACTGCGCAATATTCTAGCAAGTAATGTTGGTGGCGGTACTATGGACTTAGTTTGGGGTCCAGAACTTGACTTTAAAGAAAGTAATACTCAGGTATTTAAATTCTTGGGTAGTGAAAAGTACCAACCAGTATTAAACAGTGTTTACGCCGGATTGGGAATTCCACCTACTTTAACAGGTCTTGCCGGAAATGGTGGCGGATACACCAATAACTTCGTGTCATTAAAAACTCTAATCGAGAGGTTAGAATACGGCAGAAATCTTCTGGAAAAATTCTGGAATGCCGAATTAAGAAAAGTTCAAAAAGCTATGGGTTTTGCTAAACCCGCAAAAATGCATTTTGATCATATGGTTCTTTCTGATGAATCTGCTGAAAAAAATCTATTGGTTCAACTAGCCGATAGGGATGTAATTTCTACAGAAACGATTCGTGAGCGATTTGGTGAAATCGATGACATTGAAGATGCTCGAATTAAATCAGAAAGACGAAACAGAAAGACTGACAAAGTGCCGCCAAAAGCTGGACCTTATCATAATTCTCATATATCTGATGATTATAAGAAAGTTGCGCTTAATAAAGACCAGATCACAATCGATCAGGTTACGGATTTGCAACCTAAACCACAAGAACCGGAACCAGTAGTTGAACAACCTAACATTCAGGATAAAAAGCCTAACACTTCTGAAAGACCTGATGGTGGTAGACCTAAAAACGCAAAGGATACACAACCTCGTAAACAAAAGGTTGTCAAACCTTTGACAGGTCCGGGTGCGGCCAATCTATTAATTTGGGCAACTTCCGCACAGAAGGAAATAACTGAATTACTGCAACCTGCTTTATTAGACCATTATGGTAAATCTAATGTTAGAAAGTTAACAAAACAAGAGGCGGAAGAACTGGAACTATCTAAGTTTGTTGTGCTTTCTAACCTAAAACCATTTACTGACATAAACCAGGATATAATATTTAATGTACTAAAAACAAAGGCAAAGGTTGATACAGATATTC